CAGTTCTGACATGCCACGCCTATCGGAAGTACTAAGACAAGAGTTTGTTCGGTTGTATACTGAACATGATGTGTTGACTGAGCTAAGAGAACATGCTATAGTCACACTTGGGACTGAGGATGTTCCTCACCCACCAAGCAGGGGTAACTTGGAACTACATAAGATACTGGAATCACAGTACTTTTTTGCGTAGTTCTAAACTGTACCTCTAGCCTGACTAACGATCCATAATGACAGGAGAAATCGTATGGACACTATTACAATTCAAGGAACTGTTGCATGGTGCAACCCCTTTGAGCCTAACAAAAAGTTCGTCAAACCACATGGTGTGTATGACGTAGCTATCAACGTAGAGCCAGAACGTGCTGAAAAACTATGTGAATATCTTGATGACCTAGCACAACAAAAGCTAGCTCAAGTTATCAAGGATGCTCCAGCGAACAAGAAGACGCAACTCGCTGAGTCCCTGTCCATAGTACCAACAGGTTCTAAGTCAAGAGACATGGATGGTAATGAGACTGGTGAAACACTAATCAAGGCGAAGCTTCAGGCTGTCGTTGAACTCAAGGATGGTGGTTCATTTACTCAGAAGCCAGTAGTGTGGGACTCTGCTATGGGAAAGAGTAGCCCTAATGACAAGGCGAAACCTATCACTGAGCCAGTAAAGGTGACTGCTAAATCTACAGTTAAGATTGTGGTTGAACCTTACCCATACGTCATGCTTAGTAACAAGACAGTGGGTGTGTCACTGCGTTTCAAGCAGCTTCAGATTCTCCACCTAGCAGAGTCTATGGATACCAGTGGACTAGAGGCAGTAGAAGGTGGGTTCGTTGCTGCAGCAGTAGCCAAGGACAACAACCAAGAAGCTCGCTTTGAAGATGATATCCCTAGCGTATCAAAGGACAGTGCGAATGACGAAGGGGACTTTTGAGGCTAGGGTCATCCAAGACCTAGATGAACGTGGCGTTCCATACAAGTATGAGCCAGAGAAACTGGCCTACCATGTGGAGCGTCACTACATCCCTGACTTAGCAGTGGGTAGTATGATTGTAGAACTCAAGGGTTATCTTAGACAAGATAGCCAACGCAAGATGAAGGCAATCAAAGCACAGTATCCTGACTTGGATGTACGCTTTGTCTTTCAAAAGGCAGACTCTACAATACAAGGTGCTAAGAAAAGAAAGGATGGGTCTAAGATGACTTGTGGTGAATGGGCAGACCGACAAGGTTTTGTCTGGGCAGAAGGTACTATACCAGAGGAGTGGTTACAATGAGTGTGATAGACATCAAGGAAGAATGGGTATCCGAAGTAGACATGAACGCTGAGTTTGGTGAGTATGGTTTGAGTGTGTCAGTCTATGTAGATCAACATGAACTATCAGAACATACAAACTACTATGACATGGCACATGCAATGCTATCAGATGACATCAAGTATGACGATGATCTTATCCTAGAGATTGCAAAGGGACTGGAGAATACTGCACGTACCCTGAGGAATGGATTAGGTGGACGATAGTGAACTCATTGGGCATGAGGCCTGTTTAAAATGTGGCAGTAGTGATGCCAATGCTTTCTATACTGATGGTCATCACTACTGTTTCTCTTGCAACACATACACACCAGCAGAAGGAGAGGACATGCAGAACGTAGTGAAGATGACTGACTACCATAGCAACTTCATAACGCCGGAGCCAAGAGCTTTTAGTGGTAGAAAGATTACTGAGAAAACAGCTAGGCATTGGGGCTATGGTGTCGCTGATTACCATGGTAAGAAAGTACAGGTTGCCTCTTACTATAATAAAGAAGGCGAGATTGTGGCACAGAAGCTACGCTTTCCTAACAAAGACTTCAGTGTACTAGGTAATCTCAAGGAAGCTGGCTTGTATGGTCAGCACCTGTGCCGTGATAATGGTAAGATGATTACTATTGTAGAGGGTGAGGTGGATGCACTATCACTTAGTCAAACTTTTGACAACAAGTATAGTGTAGTGAGTGTACCCAATGGTGCAGCAGGTGCTAAGAAAGCAGTAGCTAATGCCATTGAGTGGCTCTGTAAATACGACAGCATCATCCTAATGTTTGATCAGGATGAGGTAGGTCAAGCTGCAGCACGTGAGTGTGCTAACATCCTGCCACCTAACAAGGCTAAGATTGCTACGCTTCCACTCAAGGATGCTAGTGAGATGGTACAAGCAGGACGCAGTGAGGAACTTATCAATGCTGTCTGGTCTGCTAAGACCTACAGACCTGATGGTATCGTAGCTGGTACTGAACTGTGGGATGTGGTCACATCTGTGGATGACAGAGAGGCAGTAGCCTATCCATACGCAGGACTACAAGAGAAGACAGGTGGTTGTCGCAAGGGTGAGATCGTTACCATTACTGCTGGTAGTGGCATTGGTAAGTCACAGCTAGCACGTGAGCTAGCGCACAGTCTCATCCAGTCAGGGCAGACAGTGGGCTACATAGCACTAGAAGAAAACGTAAAGCGTACTGCACTAGGGCTTATGTCTATTGAACTTAACAAGCCCTTACACCTAAGTGAACTAGACATCAATGACAAGGAGTTACGTGATGCCTTTGATGCAACAGTTGGGTCTGGTAGAGTATATCTGTATGATCACTGGGGTAGCACTGATAGTGATAATCTGCTATCCAAGATACGCTACCTTGTCCGTGGTTGTGGCTGCGATTACATCGTACTTGATCACATTAGTATCGTTGTTAGTGGTCTAGAGGGTGGAGATGAGAGGCGTCTTATTGATAACACAATGACACGCTTGCGTACTCTGGTTGAGGAACTTAACTGTGGCCTCATCCTTATCTCACACCTCAAGCGTCCATCAGGTGACAGAGGACACGAGGATGGCGCACAGACTAGTATGGCACAGCTACGTGGTAGTGCTGCTATTGGTCAGCTATCTGATATTGTTATTGGACTAGAGCGTAACCAACAAGACGTAGACAATCCACATATCTCACACATCAGGGTTCTAAAAAACAGGTGGTCAGGTGAGACAGGGTTGTGTAATAGCTTGGAGTATGTTAAAGATAGTGGACGTATGATTGAGGTGTACTACAAAGAGGAAGACGAAGAAGTAATAGAATTTTAACTAGTGCGGAGACACAGTATGGAATACATATGGGACTTAGAAGCAGACCATCTACTCAAAGAGGTGACACAAGTTTGGTGTCATGTCTTCAGGGATGTACACACTGATGAGGTACACACCTTTGACCCAACACAGACGCAAGAAGCATTAGCCTTCATGGACAATGCAAAGACCTTGATTGGTCACAACATCATTGACTACGACTTGCGTGTGATGAAGAAGCTACATGACTATACCTACAAGGGTAAGATAGTAGATACGTTGGTATACTCTAGCAAAATCTGGCCTCACCTAAAAGAACTAGACTTTTCGTTACAAAGGCAAGGCAACCACCCTGCTAAGTTAATAGGAAGTAATAGCTTGAAGGCATGGGGAATTAGACTAGGAGAATTAAAAGGTGATTACAATAGTGGCAGCGAGAGCTTTGCAGCATACACCCCTGAGATGCTCACTTACTGCATCCAAGACACGCAGGTTACAAAAGTCTTGTATGATAAAATCCAAAGCAAAGGATTCAGTCAAGAAGCTCTTGATCTGGAACACACACTACATACGTTGCTTATCCAACAAGAAGAAACAGGCTTTGACTTTGATGTTGAAGCAGCGCAGAAACTGTATGCTACTTTGGCGCAGCGTAGGAATACTATTGAGCAAGAACTGGTAGATACCTTTGAGCCTACAATCGTAGAACTCAAGACAAAGACAAAGGTTATTCCATTCAACCCTGCATCACGCCAGCAGATTGCTGACAGGCTGATGAAAAGAGGATGGGAGCCTGAGGTATTTACTGAGACTGGTGAGCCTAAGGTAGACGAAACAGTGTTGTCTGGTATTGATATGCCAGAGGCAAAGCTACTCAATGAGTACCTATTGCTGAACAAACGCATAGGCCAACTAGCCACAGGCAAACAGGCATGGCTGAAGCTTGAGGAAAATGGTAAGATACATGGTAGAGTTAATCACATGGGTGCTGTTACCTCTCGCTGTACTCATTCTAATCCCAACACAGGGCAAATACCTAGCGTATCTGCAGAGTATGGTAAGGAATGTAGGTCACTATTCAGCTCTCCAAAAGGCTACAGTCTATTAGGTGCTGACGCAAGTGGCCTTGAGTTACGCTGCCTAGCACACTATATGGCTAGGTATGATGACGGTAACTATGCTAACGTAGTGTTAGACGGTGACGTACATACCACTAACCAAGAAGCTGCTGGTCTTCCCACACGTTCCAATGCCAAGACATT